CTTGTTGGAGAGATGAGTAAAAAGTAGGGGCTAGTCCTGAAACTAGCCCCATTATGAAGTGGTATATAGGTATAGGTACAATATAATGTCATTAAAAGTAGTTGGCAATACAGGATATAGTAGTAATCAAAAAGATTTAGTTGCAGAGATAACGGAGAAAGTTCCGTCATATGTGCAGATTGAATCATTAAAACGCGCATTTCCTAACGGTAAAGTCATTAGAAATGAGTTTTACATTGGCTCATTATCTGGCGAAGCGGGTCAGTCATTAAAGATTGATATAGACCCAATTAGCCCAAATTTCATGCGTGGCATGGATTTTAACACAGGTGAGGGCATCGGTGGCATCACAAAAATATTGATGGCAGCTTATGATTGGAAGATCAAAGATGTAGCAGAACATTTCTCTACATTCTTAGATAAAGACAGGCTAGAACCGCCAATGAATCCAATCAATCCAAACATTCCGCAGCAGCCCCCGGTAACACAACCCGAACAAGTTAAGCAACGCCGAGTGATTGATGTAAATACACCACATGATGGTGAGTATTTGTACCTTTCAGAGGACGGAGAAATACTTGTTACGGTCAGGCGTTACATAGAAAGGGACTCAACAGGTGAAATTGTTCGGGATACGGACGGCAATGCGAAGAAAGAGTTCCGCCAGTTTCCACGTTTACCTGAAACCAGACCACTTTATAACCTCCACCATATTGCACAATCAGATCGCGTTATATGGGTAGAGGGTGAAAAATGTGCAGATGAGTTAACAAAAAAGGGATACACAGCGACATGCACCATCGGTGGTGCGGGGATGTTATCTCGAAACACAAAAGACAAATTTGATTTCTCTCCGTTGCAAGGCAAGGAAGTTATCATATGGCCTGATAATGACGAAGCAGGCTTAAAACTTGCAAAGATTGTTCAGGAGTTGTCACAAAATGCGGGGGCAAAGCTAATTACTATGCTTGTGCCACCAAAGGGTAAACCAAAGAAGTGGGATGCAGCAGACGCGATTGAAGAAGGGTTTGACATATCGAACTTTCTTAACGCGCCCACCCATAAGGTAAAGAAGTCGTTATCTCTTAGAAACCCCAACTTGCTTGCTAGTGCGCAGTTTCAAGGCAGCGCACCAGAACAGAAGTTTTTGATCGGGGATACTATGCCCCTCGGGGTTCCTGTTGTTTTTGCAGCCGCAGGTGATAGTGGTAAAGGTATGATGACGCTTGATCTAGCAATGAAAGTTGCGTCAGGTGACGGGATGCAAAACGCCTTCGGGGGTATGGTCTCCCAACACGGGACAGCTATCATTCTTTCAGCAGAAGATGATCGGGATGAACTACATCGCCGGATCAGCAGGCTCGATCCTCTGAACAAACGTTCGGGTTATGACCATGATCTCATCGTTGTGCCACTGCCGAATGAAGGCGGAGTGTTTCCAATTATGATGAAAGTTGACAATACATACGCAACATCATCAGAGTTTGAGAAGATTTACGAAGAGATGTTGGAGATTGAGGATCTCGCGTTGGTTGTTGTTGATCCAATGGCATCATTTGTTCATGCAGATGTAAATGCAGATCCTGCTGCAGGTGCAGCATTTATGGGTTTATTAGCGCAAATATCTACAGAGACAGGGGCAACGGTGATCGTAAACCACCATATGGCTAAGATTAGAGACAAAGAACCAATCACAACGCCAGAAGAGGCTCGTAACCTTATTCGGGGTACATCAGCAATTGTTGATGGTGTTCGTTCAGCTTTTGCTGTTTGGCAAGTAGACGCATCACTAGCGGAGAGCAGATGCACAGAATTAGATATAAAATACACAAGGAACGCTGTATTTGATGGTGCTGTTGTAAAATCAAATGGTCCTGCCAATCGGGAAATAAGACACTTTATTAGAAACCCAGACACGGGATTGCTTGAAGATAGAACGGTGGATTTAAGATCATCCAGACAGGTTATGGAAAAAGTTAAAAGTCGGGAAGAATATCTGTTTGCTTTAATTGCAGATCGGGAAAGTCGTGGTATTCAAATGACTATGGGCGGTGGAACAGATGGTGTTCCTAATGCAATCATAACTGCTGCCAATGATGATATAAATGCTTTTAATCTTAAACGTTGGGCAAAATCAACGATTCTGGGCAGTGTTAATAAATTAATGAATGAGGGTCGTATCGGTAGATATAAAACATCGCGCAACACTGCAAGAAAGTGGCTCGGGGTTGTCGGGGGGCGTTTGCATCAAGAAGAACAGGAGTTTGGGTATTAACGAACTTGACTAGCTTGGGATAGTATGCTATAAATCCCAATCATTCTAGTAAAAGGAGAAGCTATGATTACAGTAATGGAAGATAAACAACCAACGCTTGAAGAAGCGCAGAAGATCGTCGGGGGTTTAGTGGAGATGGTACGTTCTCCCAAACAACCTGAGTGGCAAATCTTGGTAAACGAAGAAGGTTTGCTTCGGGGTTTACCTCACAATAGAGAAGCTACAGAGCTATGCGGGACGGGTATTGTCGGGCATGCTATCATCCTCAAAGGGGATGCTAAGTGGACGTAGAAACACAAGCTCTAATTAAACAGCTTAAAAGAAAAGCTCATCTGTTAGTTAGTCATACAGAACAGATGGGCTTTTTTAATGTTAAACAACAGGGTGAAGAAATAATAACTTTGTTGGAAATGTTAGAAAGAAAAATCCAAAAATAATATTCGTGGGACAAAGAGGTAAACCCGCCTCAATGTCCCGCGAAAAATAATACAGATAATTGTTCGGGTTATCAACCGGATCATAAAAAAAGCGGGGAAGTCCCCGCTAATTTTTTTCTTTATTTTCTTTAATTTGTTCGGGCTTTTTATCCCATGGTGGTTTCGATAAACTAACGCTGCTCTTTTTTAAATTAGCTATCTTACGTCGGTATCCTAACCATTCTTTTTGCCTCTCAGTCCACCTTTTTTCAGTCCTATCCTTCATGGGCGTGGCATCGGTTTGGTCGGTTCGCTTGACGGAAACGGTGTTTTCTTGCAATACATCATAATCTCTTTGCCATATGTGTCAGCAAGAACATCATAAAGATCATCCATCGCTCCATCGCCCATGGCATTGTAACAAGCCTGTTCGCTTGGAAAAATAACAGAAGTTGATACGTCCTGATCTTCAACAACGTATTCAATCACAAGTAACGTATAGAATAGTTTAAACATTTATTTCTCCATTCCTAATTTATCCATCCAATTTTGCATGGTCTGGTAATTGGCAAAGCCAAGTAACTCAGCAGCTTCAACAAACGTCTTGGTCTTGGTCAAAGCCCTCTCAATGTAATAACGCTTAACTCTGTCAAGCGCAGCGTTCATGTCGAAATCATCGGGATCATCAACAAACGAACCATCGGGCATATCACCATCGGGATTAAGCTCACGGTGTTCATCGTTCACGCTAATGTTGTATCTGATCTCTTCCATAAAGTTTTGTAAATCAGTCTGGGTCTTTATACCACCCAAACGCTCAAGTGTGTAATGCATGCACATCGTATCGTCAGCAATGCTCATCTTCTTTCTCCTTTTCTTTCCAATAATTCTCGTAATCTTTGCCAGCGAAATCGCTTTCTGAACCTAAATGAAAATCCCAAGGATAAGGGAAACCTCTTTTCATAATCAGTTCATATTGTCTTTCTTCTTTTAACTGGCTCATTCTTCTTTCTCCTTTTCTCCAGTGCCATCACATTCGGGGCATTTAATCATTTTGGAACTTATGTAACCAATGTCACGATTGAAATTACGAGGTCGGGGGGCATCGACTGTGATTACCCCCCAACCTTCACATTCTTTGCAGAATTCGGTCACTTCACCAACTCGCAACATAAGTAACGCTATTAAAAGAACTTGACTCAGACCAATCAGCAGCCTTGTCAAATAACTTAGCATGATCTTCGGACTCGGAACGGTACTCATCCCAAGTCTCGTCACCGCCAAAGAAAAAGCCATGGCAATCATCGTTTTTTGGTAAATCGTTTTTACGCAATGCTTTTGCAATCTTGCGCAGATCCTCAGCAACTAAATGAATTGGTTGACAGTTATCTTTACCGTCGGCAAACTTTTTGACGATAAACTTGTGTAACGGTGCGAACTTGCGCCACGTTCCAAGATCGAGAACTTGCTCACTTACTTCAAACCCATCGACAACGGGTCGCTTCACTTCTAGCGGCATATCGTTCTCATCGCGCTGTGAAAGATCCCACTTGCTGATAAACTTATCACCGCGTAAATACATATCTAAACCCATGATTTTACTCCTTTTTGCTATACTAGGTTTTGTAAAGTATCCCACATATAAAATGGTTTATAATCGGTGTCAAGGGAAAAATAAATAAATTTATAAATAAAAAAAACCCCCCAGATAGGAGACTGAGGGGTAAGGCACGGGCTTCTCAAGGTTCGTCCACTAATCAAAGCGCGTCGCGCCAAGAACAGTCCTCAACTATGTCCACTTAGTGCCATATAGTTGTGAGGCAGAAAGGCAGACCAAATGTCTTCCTGCAAATATTGGTTTATCATGGGAAAAATCCCAATGCAAGAAAAAAGTGCGCAGCGGGGACAAAAAAATAACCCGATAAATTGTTCGGGTTGTTAACCGGATAAAAAAAACCCCCGAATAAATTTTCGGGGATTTCTTTACCAAAGTTGATGATCTTGCCATGTCCATTTTGACGGTTGAAGCGTTGCTGCTTCTGCAAAAACCACAATATCTTTGTCAGGGTCTATGTCGCCCCACATTCTTTTATCGTGCCACTTGTGAACAAAGTCAGGTTGACCCCAAACCTTGACGGCGGCACTATGTTGGGCATCGGTTCTGAACCCAACAAAATGCACATGTTTCATCTCTCTCTCCTTTTACCACCATTGAAGCACCGCCCCAATCAGCCAACCATAAACGCCGACTATAATTAAGGTAGCAATGACCCAATCCTGCCAATCAATCATTCGATCTCCTTTAAAATCATATCAAATAATCTTTTTGCTTCGTAATCTCCGCGATATTCCATGTCTGCCAAATATCGCAAAATTATTTGTATTAACTCATCACTCATCAAACCAACTCCATTCTATTAGATGCGTCCTCACGCGCTGATCGTAGCCAAAAATCATCAAGACCAAAATCTTTGTAGCCTTCTTCGATCATGTCATAATAGCCCTTGGACGGAACTTGCAGCCCGCCCTTGTCGCCATTCATGTCATAAATCAACCAAGTGCCATTGATCTCACGCCTGTCGTATAAATGCGGATAACCCTCAAGACGGTCTAATGCTTGCAGACAATCGAATGTGATCTCCCACAAAACAACTGGCATCACGCAATCCTGATCCTTGCGGAAGTCAGCAACGCCGCGAAATACCAAACGGTGACTAGGTAAATAAAAGCCACCCATGGGCTTGGCCTTGGGGCATCGTACCGCCATTGCAGCGCGGTTCGTGTTCATGCCATAAGCTGCATAATACATATAATTACTCCTTATGAATTTTGTGGCCAAAGATACCAATCCACAATTTTATGCTCTTGCATGTGGCTTGAAATAATTGACAAAAGTTTTTCTTTTATTTTAGCAGAGACCTTGCGTTGGCACTTTTTGCCATTGGCTAAACATGATTGAAAAAACATATGATTATAGCCATTGTAATGAACCTGAGTATCGTCAACATATTTCCAACCGAAATAAGTAATACCATCACTGTCAATAAATTCTGCTTTAAGAACGAGTGGCTTTTTTTCAGTAAGTTCGCCTAAATTTCTGCTGTCATATATTTTTGTAAGTCTCATATAATTACTCCTCTACTAGATCATGCATTATTGGTGCATGTGAAGGCAGTGCCGCAACACTGCCCCAGATGCATCAAGCGCCCATTATATCTGAACGATAATCGTCTTTTACTTTTATATAATCGCCAACTGCTTTTATTGCTTCTTCGCGTGTGGTAGCGTTTGCGGCTTGAATAATAGAAGCAATATCTCCGTCACCGTAACACTCGACAATATAATCCCAACCGTCTTTCTCGTAATTTCTAACGGCGTGACCTTTTACGGCATCTACAAGAGCCTCGTATTTAGCGCCATACAACATATTGGTTCTCCTTTTCTAGATCTTTGTTGTGTCACTCTTATATATGGGGTTTTATGGGGTTGTCAATAACTTTTATAATTTTTTTTATATTATTTTAGTCCAGAAAACTTTAGTCCAAATTGTAAAAATCTGGAGTTGGAGTAAAAAGTGTAATAAAAACAATGGTTTAGTCAGTTTACTCCAGACAGTCCAGAAAGCATTTTTGGACTAAAAAATTCAATGTTTTCAATAGTTTATTTAGTCCAGAAATCCTCCCCCCCTAAAGGGGGGTATATATACCTTACCCCCCTTGGAGTAGATGGATCGACAAGCCTTGGGATATTTTGGGAAAGTCAGCACTTGACGGCAGCAGCGGATCAGGTAATATAAACCGACAAATTGTTCGGGTAGCATCGGAGTCAGTATGCCAAAGGTCGGGGAGCAGATAGCAAAAGGAGAAAAGAGACTTACGCCACCGCAGCAGAAGTTTCTGGATAACTACATCCACAAAGACATGACCCAAACCGCAGCAGCAAGAGAAGCGGGATACAAAAACGCAAACGTGTCAGCAGTGCAGCTACTTAACAACCCGAAAGTTAAAGAGCGCATGGAGGAGATGCGTCAGGAGCTTGAGGCCAAGTACGGGGTCTCGGTAACTAAATCTGTTCGGGATATGCAACGGCTTCGGGATGAAGCATGGCAAGAAGGTAATTTCTCAGCAGCGATCAAAGCAGAAGAACTCAGGTTGAAAGTCACGGGGCTGATGGTCGCCCGTAGCCATGTAACGCATGAGCATGTTGACAATCTCAGTCGGGAGCAGATCGTGGAGCAACTGCAAGAATTTATGGATCGTGCTAAAAATCGCATGATTGACGTAACACCCGCAGAAAATCCCACAGAACCCGAACAAAATCCTATAACAGACTATAATCAAGAGGCAGCAGAGTAGCGGGAACGCTTAGGGGGGTCGGGCATCCGCCCACCAGAGCCATTCTTCGGGGCAGCAGCGTAGGTAAAAAACATTTTTCGGGTCGGGGTACCCGAAAAGTTGTTCGGGTTATCAGCGGGGCGCTCCGGGCTTCGGGCTTTTTTGCCGGGGATGACCTCGTCCGGGATGACAACCCGAAAAATTGTTCGGGTTATTATACCCGGAATCTGCAGATTTCCCGGTTAAATTATAACTCGAACAATTGTTCCAGTAAAGTCCCCGGAAACCTGCAGTCTCCCGGTTCTTCGCATAACCCGAACAATTGTTCGCTCCCGGTTATCCTGCAGGCATTACAGGTAAGTATAATTTTTTTTATTTTTTGTGTTGACAATTAGAAAATAATGGGATATATTGTAATCATACTAGAAAACGGAGTATATTATGAAAGAAGTTATTATGCATTTGCCTGACTTTTGGGCTACCGCGCTTTTCAATGACGATACGAGTGGTTTTGAATATGAAGACGAGAAGCCATTCCAAGATTTTTGCGAGTGGATGTTAAAACATTACGGGACATCGGAACCCGTTGAGATGAACGAGGAGCCACACTTTATGAAATATCACGATGCATCGCCTTTTGGTGTTCTCGCTTGCAACGTTCACGAATATGTTTTTTATGAAAACAACGGGAACCCAAAGACTAGCGCGATGACAACATTATCGCACACTATTAAAGATTAACTTTTCCATAACTAACTCGCGGGGCATTGCCCCGCTTTTTTTTGCCCCGTGCATAACCCGAACAATTGTTCGGCTTCTAAGGGGGGTAAATGGGGGGGTACCGTTACCAAACCGTTACTAAAATAAATATAAAAAAAATTATATTTAGTGTTGACATCTCTTTTATTATGGAATAGTTTAGGATTATCTAGAAACGGAGAATTAAAATGGAAATCAAAAAAGTAAAAAACGAAAACGGTGCAACAGTTTATCATATTGAGGACGAGGGATGCATTCAGGAATTTTGGACGTACCGAGAAGCTAAAGATTATCTTGATATGTTTGGAGGCAGTAACTGATGCAAACGATCACAACCAAATACTTAGGGGCAACTGATACTCAAGGAACTAGGATCAAAGCGGTTCACACGGGAGCAGCTACGAGTATTACAGTGCCTTATAATTACGCGCTTTCTAACGAAGGCAACCATAAAGAAGCCGCATCCGCGTTAGCCCAGAAGTTGGAATGGAACGGGGAATATATCGGCGGTCATACCAAGGACGGGATGATATGGCTCAATAGCCGCCCAGAATATTCTTTTAAAACTTAATCGGGTATCGGGTTTCGGGTATCGGGTTTCGGGCTTTTAGCCTGAACCCCTTTCCTATTTATACTATATTACTCTTTATTTTTATGCGTGTGCGTTCTTTTTTTCTTTAAAAAAAACTTTTTTTTGCTGAATTTTAACCGGATGAAAACAATAACCCGAACAATTGTTTGGGAAATATTCCATAAAACCCTTGAATATCCCATAAATATGCTTATATTCATAGGTATAGGGCGACAGCTTTGCCCTAAGATCTAGAAAAAAAGGAACAAAAACAATGACATACAGATTAAACAACACAACAGCCCTTACACCCACTTTTGGCGTCGAACTTGAAACTGGTGGTATTTCATATCCACAATATGGCCGTTTACTTGCTGAAAAAGGTTTAAAAGGTTTTAAATCAGTTGATGATGGATCTGGCCGCGTTGATGCTGAAATAGTTACTTGCCCATTGGCACCATGCGACAC